TGTACCTCTGAGCCCTCTTTTCTACCGGGTAGCGTCGACTCGACGCTACCTTCACTTCCGGGCGCAGTTGTCCCGGATGTGATCCGCCTTAGTTCTGTGATATTCGAGGATAAACGAGGGTGAAATATCACAGAACTAGACGGTTCTCCTGCTAACTCGCGGAAACCCGACTTAGTTTATATACCCCTCCGATCTCTTCCTCTGGAGTTTATATACTCACGGGAAAACCAGCGGTGGGCGGTATCTCCTGCTAACTCGCGGGAACGACCCCACCCGAACCCCCTCTTTTCAACTCTTTTCTATAAGAGGTCAACTCGACCTCTTACTTCATTTCTCTCGTCTGTTGGCTTTCTTATGTAACCCGGACCCCCCATAAGCACCCCGCCGGTTACATAAGAACCACCTCAGAGGGCTAAATTCGACCACTTTATAGGAGTATCTTTATATACAATCCTGACTATTACTTAGGCAGGCATACCAGGCCGTGAACTGGGGAGATTACGCACCATGTCAGACGATGACGAGAAGCGGTTTACGCAGGCCGATGTGGACAGGATAATCCAAAAGCGGCTAGATAGAGAGGCGGCAAAGATGGAGGCCCTTGAAGAGGAGAATAGGACCCTCAAAGGGCAGCTTGAAGAGTACCAGAAAGCCAGCCTCGAAACACTCCGGCAAAAAGTAGCGACCGACCTTAAGCTCCCCGAACCCCTGGCCGGTAGACTCCAGGGTAAAAATGAGAAAGAGCTTAGGGCTGACGCTGCGAAGCTGTTGGAGGAGATCGGACCTAAAGAGCCTTCGGGCGCGGGTGGCAACCCGGCGACGGATACAAAGAAACCGTTAACCCGTGAGGCTGTAAAGGCCATGACGCCCTCGGAGATCATCGATAACATGGATCAAATCAAGGCCCAAATGAAAGACGGTACCTTGAAGTGAGGTAAAGAACATGAGCTTAACAAATTTCATAGGTGAGGTTTGGGCAGCCCAAATCCTCCAGGCCCTCCAGAAGTCCCTAGTTTTCGGCCAGGCTGGAGTCATCAACAGGGATTTTGAGGGCGACATTCGGGGCAAAGGCGACACGGTGAGGATAACCGCTCACGGCCCTGTAACGATCGGGAATTACAGCAAAGCCACAGGGTTAAGTGACCCTGAAGAGCTTGACGACGCCAGCGTAACACTCGATATCACACAGTCCAAATATTTCAACTTCCGGATCGAGGACGTAGATAAGGCTCAGATGAACGTGGCTCTGATGGAATCGGCAACGAGAGACGCGGCTTATGGACTCGCCGAGGTTGCTGATGAGTATATCGTCGCTCAGATGGTAGCGGGTGCGGCTGGTGCCGTGGGTGCCGATGGGTCAGATAAGATCTTCGATGGAACGACTGATATCGTGACTGAAGAGCTTCTGGCTGTGAAACAGGTTCTCGATGAAGCCAACTGCCCGATGGAGGGCCGGTTCGTCGTCATTCCTCCCTGGGTGATCCGGTGGCTTCTCCAGGAAGACGCCCTTGTTAACCCGGTCTGGTCCGGGGTTGAAGGCGCTATGCTCAACGGTGAGGTTGCGAAGCTCTTCGGCTTCAGAATTTTGCAAAGTAACAACGTTCCAAACACGGCGGGCGACCACTACAAGGTTGTGGCTGGAGTGGCGAGGGCTACCACATTTGCCGACAGCGTTAACGAGGTCGAAGGCTACAGACCGGACAAGTTTTTTGCGGATGCTTTGCGAGGTCTTCACGTCTACGGGGCCAAAGTGGTCGATCCTAGCTGCCTGTGCGTTCTCACATGTGCGCCAAGCTGAGGAGGTGAGATAAGATGGTTAGATCCGAAATTACTGTAAATGAGATGGCTGGAGCTTGGGCCGACAGAGAGACGCCCGACGCGATCAGCAAGGCCACCGGCCACGTAATAGCCGCCGGTGCGAACTTCAAGAGAATGCTGATCCTCGTCCACATCTCGGCGGGAACTGGAACCCTCGGCGACGTGGTTCTGAAGGCTGGAGATGCTCACCCGGCCTTTAGGCGAGGACTCGGCGATCTTTCGGCTGGCCCCGGCCTTCTCGCCAATGCTGAGAAGGTGATCGGCCCTATCGAGACCGCAAGGTTCCTTCAGAGCGATGGAACGATCATACTCGATATCACCGACACCAGCAACACCGACATTGCCGGAACGATCGAAGCTTACGCGCTGCCTTGAGGGGTGAGTTATCATGGCTCACCCCACCGAAGACCAGTTAGCCGCGATCCTGGCAAAGCTCACCGACATAGAGACCATTCTCACGTCCTGTGAAGGCTACCTTGAAACGATAGCGGAGAACACGGCCCCGGCCTGATAACGATGATAAACATATCTGAGGGTGAGGATAGAGGGGCTTTTCACCCTCTCCCCCTCGCACCGGAACCGCGTCTCCGGTCCTCACCCTTCGGGGCGGGTTTGTCACGACCTGCCCCGGCTCCTTGTTTATCGAGGTGAATTATGGCTGAATATGTATCGAGTGCCGAGATGGACAGTTACGTAGCCGATAGGCCCGATTCTTCGGCTTGGACTGACGCCACCGAGGCAGCTAAAGAGGACCTTTTGAAGTACGTTTCTAGGCTCGTCGATTCTCTTCCTTTCGTCGGTAAGAAGTATGAGACCGACATCACCACCCAGCCCCTCCAGTGGCCGAGACTGATCAAGACGCGCCGGGGGTGGGAGGTGGAGAGAGACGCCGATGATAATGTTGTCATCCCGCAGGCTATCAAAGATGCAGTCTGTGAGGAGATCTTAGCACGCTTGGACACCACCAACGATAAGCGGCGAACCCTTCAGGCTGGAGGTGTCAGGAGCTTCAGGCTAAGCGATATATCCGAAACTTTCGACGGTTCGATGCAGGGCGGCGGCATAAAAGGCACCCCTCTTATCTCCTGGACTGCCTACAAATTCTTAGAACCCTACTTATCCTTTGGAGGCCGGTCTAATTGAGCCTGGTTGATGCCTACCTGAATCAAGAGGCTCAATTAAAGTCACTCCTCCCCTTTGTGTTCTACAACGGGCCAGCCCTCGAAACTCTCCCTCTTGAGATCAACGACATAGGGGGCGACGGGTTCAAGCTCAAGGTGACGACCTCGGCGGGTGCTGCCTGTACCGGATCTGTGATGATAACAGGGTTCATAGACTCAACTCCGAGATCCGAGACCATCACATTCAGCGATTGCAGATCAAAAACCTCAGTATACACCTATACAGAGATCACCAGCATAACCACCACCGGGCTACATGATGAGGACCCCGTACCTAATATCTACATCGTGGCCGTAGACGCTGGCGGGGCTCTGATCACCGAGACGGTTTGGTCTGATTTTTGGTGTAGATGGGAAGACAAAAGCGTGAGCTACTGGAACGATTTGGGGGACCTTACCCTAAGCGATGCAAAGGTGATGTGTACCGAGATCGTAGAGCCCGCCGACTGGATACGCAAAAAGTCCGTGGGTGGCGTCGGCTTCGAAGTGGTGAAAGTGATACCGGCAACCGAGTTAGGAGGCGAAGAGGAGTTTAGGACCCTTCTCCTTTAGGAGGTGAAAGAACATGGTGAACCTGAGGGCTCGAATATCCGCGCCTAGACGGCCTTTGCCATGCCCGGCCTGGTCTCTCCCCGTCTGGCTTCTATATAGCCCCAAATTCGGGCTTTCTCTCCTCCGACCGTACCTTAAGACCTGGAGGTTTTCAGCTTGAAGCCTCTTAACATCCTAAAAACTGTAGCTTCTGACGTGTCGGGGATACTTCAGGGCCGGGGCTACTTCGAGAAGGGGGCCAAAAAGGTCCTGAGAGACGATGAAGAGACGCGGCGTAAGATCCGGGTGGCCCTGGAGGAGAAGAACCAGAAGCTTGTAGAGCGCCTTTGGGTGAACAACCCCGACCTTATCAACTCACTCCCTCAAGCCGAGCGGCTAATAGATCGGCTCACAGATACCGACATGAAGCGGATAATCAAAGAGATTGATAAGGGCGGGCTATCCAAGGCCGACTTTGAGCGCAAGATAAGCGGGTCCTATCTGTCGGCTCCCTCCAGGCTGAAGAGGATCGAGAGGTCAGAGGGGCATGTGTCGGAGCTTATGAAAAAACAGAGGGTGGCCCGCAAAGCGAAGATGAAGTTTAAGACGTGGCGGGCGCGGCCTGACGGCTGTCCTCTCTGTCAGGCTATGAACGGCCAGAAGAGGCGGTTTAGTGAACCGTACTCTAACGGCGAGTACGTCGCCCATCGACACCCGAACTGCCTCTGTGATGAGACCTATTCAATCGAGTGAGATAGGGTAACATCCGGGCGGAGTCTGCCCGGATGTTGGGCTTTAGTTCTGTGATATTCTAGATAAAAGATAGCAAAATATCACAGAACTGATGGCGTGGCGGGATCTCGACTTATGGTAGAAACAGATTCCAAAAAAGATATATTTGAGGAACTGTCAATAGAGTATTTATGACCGAAAGAAAAAATAAAGATTTGTCTGAGGGAAGGACGATAAACAAGAGCGAGAGTCACATCTCACTTTACACGACTGAGAGCGACCTCAAATCTTTATCTCAACCGACTCTATGATCCTTGTGTACGGTGTAACGTCGTCTTCCGGATCATCTAACCTAATATAATATTCCACACTCGATAGCCCTAATGTAATTTGAAAAGGGAAATTATTAGTCTCTTTATCCATAAATGAATAATACTCTGGGGATTCGCGAGTATACAATTCAAAAAGTGCAGCAGGATACTCAAAACTGATATATTCATCCTCGTATGTCGTCCAATGCATATCATCGCTATCTTCCGCTCCGCAAATACCTAGGGCTAATAGTAGACCTGTTATCACCGCTACATACCATTTCATTTTTTCTACCTCACTTATTCCCAGTGAGTACACCATGCTATATCTAAATTTTGATAAAATGAAGGCAGGGATTAACCGTAATAGTATCCCCCGAAAACCTCCTGGTATCGAGTAGCAGGAAGTGAAGCATCACAGATAGGGGATCGTGGCAAAACGTCACGGCGACGAGAGAAAGACGAAAGCAAAAATCAAATGCTAAATTATGCCGATCTAAAGTACTGATCTATTGTACTGATTCGTATCATCCATTTACTAGTAAAAGCGTGCGAAAATCCCGGCTCCGGCCCTGATTTTACATTTGTGCCGCCTCAAATAGGGCTTCATAATCCCGAGTCCGACCGGATGGAGGACCATTTCTCCCCCCACTGTTGCCGCCACTGGTTCACGATTCACCTCCGACGGGCCGGTATGCCTCGCAAATTCATCCAATAGTTGAGGGGTGACGTGAGGAGAGTGGCCATTGACATCTACGACCACATCGACCGCAAAGAGCTTCGCGAAAGCTATCTGGCCCATATACCGCAGCTGGGGATATAGGGCGATCATAGACATTTCCCAGCCCCCCATCTCTTTTTATCGAGCTTAGAGTCTCTCGCAAGAAGAGTTATGTGATTCTCGCCGGCAGTACCGAAAAGCTTTTGATTAGTTCTTCCAATGTATAAGTAAAATAATGGAGGAGAACATGATGATAAAAAGAGTTTGCTTAGGAATATTCGTCGTTCTAATAGTGGTATCAACTGCTTTGTGTATTGAATATGCACCTTTTAATGCTCCTGAACTTGTTGATGATCCAAATTACCAGATACTAGTTAGTATTATAAATAATCCGGATATATATACCAGTTGGAGGTGTGGGTTCAATGTCGGTTTAGGGCTTGAATATCATGAAACAACCAGTGCCCCCTATGAAGTATATTGGTTGGATTCGGATGGCAAGCGTCACGGAACTTATATTAAATATTACGATAGCAAGCACGCGAAAATAGCGGAATTGGGTTGTTATAACCACGACAAAGAAGAGGGGTTTTGGATTTACAAGTCCGAGAATGGGGCAATAAAACGTGCAGGATTTTTTGACAAGGGCAACTGTTCCGGTTATTGGGTAGAGTGGGCTACCAATGGCGACATACTGTTAGAATTAAACTATAAAAACGGCAAACTAGATGGTTTTCAGAGAGAGTATCTTGGTGGTGTTTCCCATTATCGTAGCGCAGAAAAAAATTATGAAGATGGCAGACTCCAGGGCGATTGGATACAATATGACCGTTTTGGAAAGGTGCTAAAAATAGAAACTTATGATTATGGGGTTTTGATATCCACCAAAGATTATCACTAGTATGATA